CTAGAAAGGCTCAGATGTTAGCTAAACAATATAAAGCAAAGGGTGGTGGCTATCGATGAAGAAGCCACAACAAAGTTTGAAGGCATGGACTAAACAGAAATGGAGAACCAAATCTGGAAAGCCATCAGCTCAAACTGGTGAACGCTACTTGCCAGAAGCTGCGATCAAAGCATTGACTCCTGCTGAGTATGCAGCTACAACTAGAGCGAAAAGAAAAGGCAGTAAGAGTGGGAAACAATTTGTTAAACAACCTAAGTCTATTGCCGCTAAAGTAAAACCGTTTAGGAGGGTTTCATAATGCCTAATGTAGGAAAGAAAAAATATCCATATACAAAAGCAGGAATGAAAAAAGCTAAGACAGCAGCCAAGAAGTCTGGTAAGAAAATGACCATGAAGAAAGGGTATGGTAAGTAATGGATTGGTTAAAAACTCAATGGAACAAACTAAACAGAAATGCAAAAATATTTGTATGTGCTGTTCCTGTATTAATAATCTTAGGATTAATATTTAATTAAACATGAGGTACGCAGAGGAGCTATCTTACGAGGATCGTCAAAGACTTCGTAAGATAGTTAAGAAGGAACATTTCAAACACTATCCTAAAGATCTAAGATTCTCGGACCATGAAGCCGATAAATTTATAGATTCTCTACTGCCAGAAACTATCTACAAGTTAATTAAAAGATCTGTAGATAATGGTATTGCTTGACAGAACTTAATTACAAAGCTCCAGGTACAATCGTAAAAACCTTTATGAAGGATGATTCCTTCTTTAGAGGATTACGTGGTCCAGTAGGATCAGGGAAGTCTGTATCCTGTTGTATTGAAATCTTTAGACGTGCATTAAAACAAGAACCTAGTCCAGATGGTAAACGTAAATCTAGATGGGCAGTTATCAGAAATACTAACCCACAGTTAAAGACTACTACCATTAAGACATGGTTAGATTGGTTTCCAGAAAGTTCATTCGGAAACTTTACATACTCAGTTCCTTATACTCATAACATCCATGTAGGAGATGTAGAACTAGAAGTTATCTTTTTAGCACTAGATAGACCAGAAGATGTAAAGAAACTCTTGTCTTTAGAACTCACTGGTGTATGGGTAAACGAAGCAAGAGAGATTCCCAAATCTATTGTGGATGCCTGTACTATGCGTGTTGGCAGATTCCCTTCTATGAAAGATGGTGGACCTACTTGGTATGGTGTTATTGCTGATACCAACGCACCTGATGAAGATCATTGGTGGTCCATTATGTCTGGTGAAGTTCCTATCCCAGATCATATGAGCCAAGAAGAATCTGTAATGTTAGTCAAACCAGACAACTGGAAATTTTTTGTACAGCCTCCAGGTATGATTGAGAAGAAAGAAAACGATAAATTAAAAGGTTATGAACTTAACGCTGATGCAGAAAATATTAAAAATGTTACACCAGATTACTATCCAAATATCATACGAGGAAAGTCTAAGTCTTGGATTGACGTTTATGTTTTAAATAAATTAGGAACGATAGAAGATGGTAAACTTGTATATGGATCATTTAGAGAAGATGTCCATATAGCAGATGAAGAAATACCTTTTGCTCCTGTAACTGTTTATATTGGATTAGACTTTGGATTGACACCTTCTGCTGTATTTGGACAGAAACTACCAGATGGTAGATGGTTAATCCTGCATGAACTAGTTTGTTTTGATATAGGTACAGTTAAGTTTAGTGAACTACTGAAGCATGAGATTATTAAACATTGTGCAGATAAAGATTTAAAAATATTTGGAGATCCTGCTGGTGATTTTAGAGCGCAGACAGATGAAACAACTCCTTTTCAGATACTTAGACAACAAGGAATCCAAGCATTTCCTGCACCTTCGAATGATGTAGGACTGAGAATAGAATCTGTAGAAACTGCATTGAATAGAATGGTAGATGGTAAGCCTGGATTCTTATTAAACAGATCTTGTAAATCTTTACGTAAAGGATTCTTAGGTGGATATCATTACAGAAGAATACAAACTTCTGGAGAAAGATATGAAGATAAACCAAACAAGAATAAGTTTTCACACGTACATGATGCACTACAATACTTGATGCTAGGTGCTGGAGAAGGTAGATCATTAACTGTAGGTCCAGCTAAACCTCAAGTATCTAATGCTTATAAGAACTGGAATATCTTTGATCGTGGATCAATTAACAGGAGGAAGAAGTGGGATATTTTCCGCAGAAGTTCTTAGTATACTTCTATGATCCTCCACGTGAGGAGTGGTATCACAAATATAGAAAGAAAGGCTTTTCCCATTGTGGTGTTATTTATTTGAATACAAAGAAGAATAAATGGCTAATGGTAGAGCATATTCATAAGTTATTAGCTACCCATATTCTTGATGAAGAAGAAGTAGATAATGTTATTGATTATGTATATCAGCACAATGGATGTGTTGTAATGACTGATAAATTTAAACAAAAATGGAGATTACTTCAGGCAGCGTGGTTAAGAGAACATTCTTGTGTTACTATAGCTATGCGACTGATGGGAATAAATAAGTTGATTATAACCCCTTTTCAGTTATATAAATACTTAATAAACAATGGCGGCAAACAATGGGAATCTTTAGAACACCAAAATACCAAAAGTCAGAAGCAGAAATAAAGATGGAAGAAGAACGCCTCAAACAAATTAAAGAGGCTGAAGAAGAAAAGAAAGCTATGGAAGAAGCTGAAAAGAAAAGAGCTAAGAGATTTGCTGCTGGTAAGTTAGGACCAAGATCTTTATTTGCTAGAGCTGGTGGTAGAGGATTTTATACTGAAGGTGAAGAAACTTAATGGGATCTACTAGATCAACAGCTGGATCTGCTAATGCAGCAAGATCTCCAAGAGATGTAACAAGAGAATCAAGAACTGCTACTTTAATGGAAAACATTATGACAGGTGGTGAAGTTTCTAAAAAAAGAGAAGCTGAATTACAAAAAGCTGCTAACTATGGTAGAGGTGTTCAATTTATAGAAGCATCTCCTACTGTAAAAGGTTTAACACAAAAGGGTGGTAAACCTGTTTATAGAACAGGAGTAACTGCTCAAGATTTTACTGGTAGGGTTGTTGCTAACGAACCAACACTTAGAGAACTAGGTGGAGATATAGCTAGAGCATTAGTAGGTGGTCAAGCACCAGATCCTGGATATACTGGAGAGTATTCTAAATATTTACCTAAACCACAACAAACAAAAGGTTTGCTACCAACAGTGTTGGATGCAGCTGTAACAGGAAAGTTAAGTCCTATTGCTGCTGTTGTTAGAGGAGTAAGTGGGTTTTATGATATGGGTAAAGATGATTCACCAAAACAAGAAACACAACAAACAACAGAGATGGCACAACCAAGTGACATTGTTGAGAATAATAGAAAAATGAGATTAGAAAAACTTGCTGGATCATTAGCAAGTGGTAGTTATAACGAAAGACCTTTTCTTACAATTAGAGGGAAAAGAACTTTTGGTGGTAAATAATGTATAGCTTTAATTATAGATCTGCTCCTAATACAGGAGTTATGAATCCTAAATCATTTCTTAAAAAGTTTAGTCATGCTGAACAATTAAAGACACATTGGATTCCAAAGTTTGAAGAAGCCTATGAATATACAATGCCAGGCAGAGAAGCGTTTTATGATGAATCACCTGGAGAAAAAAGAACAGATAGAATCTTTGATGAAACAGCTGTCGTAGGTATTCAAGAGTTTGCATCAAGACTACAAGCAGGTATTACTCCTACATTTGGTAGATGGATAAACTTAAAGTCTGGTATTGAAATACCACCAGATTTAATTCCACAAGTAGATGAAAGACTAGATGAGATAACAAACTATATCTTTGAGATACTTCATGCTTCTAACTTTAATCAAGAAGTACATGAGTCATTTATGGATTTAGCTATTGGTACTGGTGTGATGTTAGTTAATGAAGGCACATCTACTAACCCTATTATATTTAATTCTATTCCATTACCACACGTATATTTAAATAGTGGACCAGATAACAAGATTGATTGTATTTATAGAAAGCGTCAAATTAGATTAGGCGATATTAAAATACTTTATCCAGATGCAGTACTAGAAGATACTTTACAAAATAAAGCAGACCAAGAACCAGATGCCAAATGTAATATTATTGAAGGTACTATGAGAAACTATAGTGATCCTAATAAAGAAGTTTATGATTATGTTGTATGTATTAAAGAACATGAACAAATTATTTATCAAGATCAGTTTGTAGGACAAGGTTCTAATCCCTTTATTACTTTTAGATGGAACAAAGCTAGTGGTGAAGTATATGGTCGTGGCCCAGTTTTTAATGCTATGTCAGCTATTAAGACTACCAATCTTACTATTGAGTTAATATTAGAAAATGCTCAGATGAATATATCTGGCATCTATCAATTAGAAGATGATGGTGTGATTAATCCAGATATCATTCAGTTAGTACCTGGCACTATTATTCCAGTTGCTCCAGGATCTAGAGGATTACAACCTATTAGTGCAGCAGGTAGATTTGATGTAGCTCAATTAGTATTAGACGATATGAGGCAGAATATTCGTAAAGCATTGTACATGGAAACACTAGGTCCAACTAAAGGTACACCTATGTCAGCTACAGAAGTAGCAGAGAGAATGGCAGATTTATCTAAACAGATTGGATCTTCATTTGGTAGATTACAGTCAGAGTTTATCATGCCATTAA